ATATTACCGATGGTGAATTAACTTATTATATAAACAATTCATCTGAAGGAGTTGCTTATACTGATATTGCCTCTGGTATACCTTCTGATGGTTGGACATTTTGTATGAGTCAATTAAACACAGCCAATACGGTGGTGCTTAACTTCGGCCAAGACTCCTCATTCGCAGGTAATCTCACAGCACAAGGCAATCAGGATGACAATGGGATAGGAGACTTCTATTACGAACCACCTTCTGGGTTCCTTGCTCTTTGTACGAGTAATCTCGCAGCCCCAGAGATAGCTGATCCTACAGCGCATTTTAATACTGTGTTGTATACGGGTAATGGTGGTAGTAGCACCGACGCAATAACTGGTGTTGGGTTTAAGCCTGATCTAAATTGGATCAAAGGTAGAACAAACGCAACAAGCAACTATCTAACAGATTCTGTTAGAGGTATTGCAGGAAGTGGTTTGCTATCAGATTCTACCGCAGCGGAAGATGGTGTTGAGAGAATAGCATCACTAGATTCAGATGGGTTTACCACAGCAGATACACTTTACTCTTATGTGAATACGAGTGGCGCTAACTATGTTGCATGGAACTGGAAAGGCGATGGTGTAGCGGGTGGCACTCTTAACGAAGATGGGACAATAGATTCTCAGGTAAACGTAAACACGACAGCAGGTTTTAGTATTGTATCTTATACTGGGCAAGTAGCAGCGGGGACCGTAGGCCACGGACTATCTGAAGCCCCAGAATTAGTAATAGGGAAGCCAAGAAATGTTGTCGATGCGTGGCGAGTAGGATCAGATTTCCTAACCTCATGGGTGTACTACTTAAAACTTAATGATGCGGCTGCTGAAACATCATATTCAGCAATTTTTAATTCGACAGCCCCAACAGCAGATGTATTTAGTGTTGGTACTGATGGCCTGAATGGGTCGGCATCTAATACTTACATAGCCTATTGCTTCCATTCAGTAGAAGGATATTCAAAGATAGGTAGCTACATCGGGAATGGGGATGCAGACGGAGCATTTGTCTACACGGGATTCAAACCCGCCTATACACTTATAAAAAGGACGGAAGATACTGTTTCGAGTTATTATTGGGAGATAGGTGATAATAAGATAAATCCTTATAACCCAACAGATTATATGCTAAAGGCGGATACCGCTGGAGCAGAGGCAGATGGTAACACTTTAGATTATGTTTCTAACGGATTCAAATTAAGGTTGTCAGGCGCTACTTTTAATAGCAGTGGAAAGAAGTATCTGTACATGGCCTTCGCCGAGACCCCATTTCGTACAGCCAATGCCCGTTGACGACTAATTTATTCAAATGCCCCCAGCCGGCTTCGTGCCGGTTTTTTTACGTCTCTAAATGAGGATTGAACATGTGGTACTCAGAAACATTTGGTGTAATTAAGACACCTCGGCCTATCTCGCTCAACGGGGTTAACCATCCGCAGAATATTTTCCGTTTGTGGAGTAAGGAAGCTCTAGCAGCTATTGGGATAAGGCCGGCCAGGATCGCGTCATTCGATAAACGTTATTACAACTCTGGCGCAGAGTCTTTTGATCTTGTTGACGGCGAATGGGTCATCTCTTACGCGACCACAGAACGCGATGTCGAAACCCTCAAAGAGAAACTGATCGGGGATATAAAGCGGCAGGTCGGTGCTCTTTTAGCACCTAGCGATTGGCGAGTCATCCGAGAAGTAGATGGCGGCACGCCGTTAAATGACGACTGGAAGACCTGGCGTAACGAAGTGCGTCAACATGGGAATGCGCTTGAAGCAGGTGTCGAAGCGTTTGCCAGCCTCGATGCGATTAAGAATTTTGAAAATCATCCTGTTGTCGAAGTCCGATACGTCAGCCATTACGACGACGACGGAAACGAGACGATTGGCCCTGAAACCAAAGAGTCTGATCGCACGGTAAACAAAGCAACCTGGGGATGGCCGGTCGCGCCAGACGCAACGCCTGATCCCTATCATGTGGAGTACAAATAATGGCCGTTGAATCAGCCACATATTTAAGCGGTCTAGTTCCTTCGGCCCCAGCCGGAACAGCTCCGGTCAGTGAGGGCGCAGGGCATTTACGCGTCATAAAGTCCACGCTTCAGAACTCACTGCCAAACGTGAATGAGGCAGTTAATTGTATTCACACAAAAGCAACTGCCCCAACATCAACTTCAGCGGGACAGTTGTGGTTTGATACCGATGATAATCTCCTCAAGATACGGAATGAGGCTGATAGCGGATGGATTATTCTTGATGCTTCTGAGGGCGCCAGGGTTTTGTATGTAAAACAAGGAACAAGTACTTCATCCCTGCGCCCTGCCTCTGACGACACTTATGAGAACACTGGGATGTCTATTGCCCCAGTAAAGATTTCCGCTACAAGTAATCTGTACATACAATTTAATTGCTACATAAACACATCGTGCAACTTTGCTACATCTTCTTCTTGTATTGTGACAGGGTATTTGGGAGCGGACGATACTGATCCTGCAACTATCATCGGAGGGACCAGTGCTTATGCAATGATAACGTCTGAAGACGTTGGAGAGGGTTCAGGAGTAACGTGGGATATAAGCAACACATTCTCCAGAACGTTCAAGGTTACTACTGCCAACTGTCCTGACGGAACAACTGGAACAAATACATTCAACTGGGTGTACAAGGTAAACGACCGTGATCAAACGACAATATCTAATTCGGCGTCATGGATGGTGTGGGAGGTAGAAGAATAATGGACGCAACTACGTTAAATTGGATTTTGGGCAAGATACCGCCAGCCGCCACTTTTAATATTCTAGCGGATACAGTCGATGAATCTAACTATGGGGATGATGTAGTTTATAAAGATCCCTCCTTGAAGCCGACTTGGGCGCAGGTTCAAGAAGGTGTAATTCCAGAGCAATGGGGTGTAGTAAGAGGACAAAGACTTCTAAAGCTGCGTGCGTCTGATTGGAGTGTGCTGCCGGATGTTCCTCTAACTGCTGAGAAAAAAGAAGAGTGGGAAACCTATCGACAGGAGCTGCGAGACATTACGGACCAGCCTGACCCATTCAACATTACTTGGCCCACGCCGCCGGCATAATGCTTTTCCCCATCCAGAACGTCGCACAGATAGGTATCATTCGGGACACCCCACCATACGAGTTGCCACCAAACGCCTGGAGCGATGGAAACAACATCCGTTTCCTCGATAACGGGGTCCGTAAGGTCTCGGGTTACTCTGAAGTTTTCTCGGGCCTTGTCTCTGCGAATGCGCCTTACAAGATACTGCCGGCCAAGTATGGGGTAAATTATTATTGGCTGGCGTTTGGTTTGAACAAGATCAACGTCTGGAACGGCAGTACCTGGACTGACATCACCAGGCAGACAACCAACACCCTGGACGGCGGCATTAGTGATTCCGACACAACGATCACACTGACAGACGCTTCAGCGTTTCCATCATCTGGCTATATTCAGATTGATGCCGAGAAGATTTCATATTCCGGTAAGTCAACAAACGACCTGACCGGCTGCTCTCGCGGCTACAGCTCTACGTCGCCAGTTCTGCACCTCAATGGCGCGGTTGTGACGCCAATCCTGACAACGTCTACAACTGACAACGACTATAGCGCGACCGCTGATGAGAATTGGCGGGTGACGGTCGATGCTAACCTGATCGTTGCCACCAACGGTTACGACACACCGCAGATGTGGCCATTAACGTCTGGCAGTCCAGATGTTACGCACCCGATGAAAGAGTTGGATAATTGGCCGGCGACGACTACATACTGCAAATCAATAGTCGCATTCCGCTCCTTCCTGGTCGGCTTTAACTGGACGATTGGGGGCACCGAATACCCGTCCCTGGTGAAGTGGTCGAACGAGGCGGCGGCATACACTGCACCGTCCTCCTGGGATGAAACCGATGCTGATTTGAGCTGCGGCGAGTACGAGCTAACTGAGAGCGCCGGCAAGATAATCGACGCACTGCCGCTTGGCGATTCGTTGATTGTTTATAAGGACGACTCGATCACGATCCAGAACTGGATCGGGTCGCCGTTTATCTTCAGCTTTAAGACTCTCAGTCCGAATATCGGTCTGTTGGGGAAAAACTGTGTCGCAGCATTCGAGCGCGGCCACTTCTTTATTGGTAACTCAGACTGTTACTGGAACAACGGGCAATCCGTCAAACCGCTCCTGCCGAACAAAATGCGGCGTGCAATGTTTGGCAGCATCAACGGTGACAATTATGGAAAGTGTTTTGTCACTGCTGACTACAACCGCAACGAGGCGCTGTTCTGCTATCCAGAAGATGAGGCGACTTATTGTAGTAAAGCACTGATCTGGAACTGGGTTGACGACACCTTCAGCCTGCGTGATTTGCCGGCGCTGTCTGACATCCAGATGGGTGTCTCGCAGATCACCAGTGGCGAAACCTGGGACGACCATTCTGAAGCATGGGACGACAGCCCAGATCCGTGGGGTGCAGAGCGGTACGGAAACGTGCTGAATAACCTTGTTTTTTGCAGTCCCTCAAACATAAAGATCTATCGGGACAATTTCGGGCAGAAGGAAGACACCGCTACGATGACCAGTTACATCGAACGTACCGGGCTGACGCTTGGCGATCAGTCATCGGTAAAGCGCGTGAAGGCTGTATGGCCGAAAATCGATGTCACTGGAGATAACACCATCAAGGTGTGGGTAGCGAGTCAGATGTCGCCGGACGGTGATGTGAACTGGCAGGGACCGACATTGTTCAATCCAAACACTCAGTCGAAGGTGAGCTGTCGCAACACGGGCAAATACTTTGGTGTGAAGTTTGAAACTGATTCCGATGTGGATTGGAAACTCTACGGTTTTGAGTTCGAGCTAGAGTCAGGTGGGCGACGCGGCAGTCGCGATTATGGCTAACGCGCCAGTTAAGAACATAAAGAGCGTTAAGCGATTTAACCCAAACCCAGCGCCGATTGAATCCGAGCAATTGCCGGATTACCTCTTCAATGAACTGAACCGGATGGGTGACATCCTGTTCAACATCGACCTGTTCCGATTGGAACCAACCTATAGCGTTCCCGTGAAGCCTCGAGCTGGCGACATCCGTTATGCCTCGGGAACGTCGGACGGCTGGGATCCTGGCGGGTCGGGCGAAGGTATTTATCTCTACACCCTGGCGGGTGCCTGGACGAAACTATGACAAAGAAAGTGTTCTCCGAAAAAACCAAAGAAAAGGCTGGTGTGCCAGCGGCAAGAGACCTGAAGAAGTACATGCCGAGAAAAGGCCTCCTCGCATCTGGCCAGCCAGATCTGGGCATCCAAGGTGGGTTGCTCTATCAGCCTTGGTCGGAGAAGTATCAGACCGAGCACGGCGATCCAAATCTTTTCGGGTTCACACCACCGACAGTCGGTGGTTGGACAACACGGGATCGCGTCCTGCCAAATTGGGACGAGGTGAACCTAGCCAGGGCTGAAACCAATGGTGAGCCGACGAACAACAATAGTAGTAGCGTGGATGACGGCGGTCCATACGGGCCTGACGATACTCCGATAAGCGGAGGTC